AAAATGAGGGTGTAAACATATTAATTCTCCTGTGTGTAAAGTATGTGTTATTATATATCTTTTTTAAGACATTAGCAATAGTTTATGGATGGACTTCCCATCCTTCTTGCTTCCATCTGCGTAGCATTAGATAAACATCAAGTAAAAACATAGTTATCCTTGCATAATTCTACGAGCTTCGTCATATCTGCGTAGTCGAGCCATAGCAGTTGCGGCACGTGCCTTGCCTAACTGTTCAGCTACGCTGGTAAACCAATTCCATAATTTCATAAAAATCTCCCTTGTGTTTTATATTCGAACTCTTTGGTAAAGTGTTCTACGTCTGCGGCATTTTGTGGATACCTGTTTGAGATGTAGCGATCTAGTTCGCTTTGGTAGTGTTGTTTTGGAAACATTTCTGCCAGGCGTTCGAGCATCCTAGACATCTTGTTTGATAGTTGTTTCATTGTGTTTTCCTCTGTATGTGTGTAGCTACTCATGGTTTCTACTGAGTATTTAGCTCTCTGCTACTGGCACTGCACAATATTCATCCAGCTTGCTCTATTCAATTGTTTATTTTACAATAAATAAACTTAGGAAACCAATTTATGCGTAAAAGTACCCGTAGTATTTTGCAGGAACTCAGTGATCTTGGGTTAAGCCGCAACACTGATATGATCGTAGAAAGCCGTGCCTCCAATTTAATACAAGGTGCTGTTAACCTATTGAATCTAATACGTGAAAACTATGATATAGAAACTGCTGCCGAACTGGAGAGACGTTTTATCAACAGTATCAAAACAGGCGATATCACTAAATTCAAGCGTGGTATTAAAAAGATTCAGGAATCAAAAGACAATGGCTGAAAAAGGCAGTAGAATTTTCCCTGACACTGTGCCTTTTAAAAAGAAACACGCAGGAAAACTAAGAGACAAAATGAACAAGTTTCTAGTACAGTTAGGACTAGAAGCAGTGGGTGTAGGCTCAACAGCACATCCTGAAAATCTAAGCCCAGAAGAAGGCGAAGAACTAGCCAGCGATTTAGACAACATGATTGACCTAGATGACATCATACGAGAACTAAAACCGCAGGTAAATCCTAACGATAAAAAAGACACTATAGAAAAGGCAGCTCGTCGTACCCTAGCGGCTCAGATAACAGAGCTAGGTTTAGAAACTAGCCAAACTGGCATTAACGTATTTGTACGTTTACCCTACGGACCTAACGCACATCAAGTTGACCTAGAATGCGTAAGAAAGGTTGCTAAAGTTTCTAAATATCACCAACATCGCATACCAAGAGGTAGCCCTTACAAGGGTGTTAGTAAACAGTTAATGTTGGCCATACTGGCTAAACAAAAGGGCTACGTTTATAGTGCCTGGGAAGGTTTATATGTGCGTACACCCGACAACAAAAAAGGTGAACTAGTAGCAGACGAATGGGATGATATTGCTAGGATCCTAATAGGAGCTTCAGCTACGGGTGAAAATATCAGTAGCGTTGAAGCTATCATGCAGAGTCTGCCAGCAGATCAAGCTCAAGAATTACTAGCTCGTTCTAAAGAAGATAAAAACTGGGTTGAACGCAAACCTACAGCTGAAAGTGTATTCTCTAAACCCAGCGATCTTGACTGGTTTAAAAACATCTCACAAAAAATCGGCCTATAACCTGGCCTTTTTCCTTTTTGGACTAAATAATTATACACAGCCCGTGAGCCGGGCTATGCCTAACAGAGGAGAAATATTATGGCAGACGTATATTCAACAGTTGGTGTAAACGCCAAGAAATTTAAGATTAACACATCCGACGCAGGACGTGAGCTTGTAGTAAAGTTAGCAGGTTCAAATTTAACAGATGCTAATTTATATGAAGTTTATAACTATCTAACAACTGCACACGGTTCAAACGGTTCAGGTGATTCAGCTTTCACAGTAGCAGGTTTTGGTACAGCAGATGGTACACCATTCGTGAGCGGTACTACAGATACAGTGTATTTCCGTTTACAAGGCACAGGTGACGTAACAGTTGCTACTGCCGATATGGGAATTGCTGGTTTAACAATTACTGTAGAAGCAGTGTTCCAACCAGCACTATAATCGACTTACCCCGGGATGGGAAGACTAAGCCCGCTTAGGCGGGCTTTTTTACGACTGTGGTAAATACTTCATAAGGCAAAACTAGGCAGAATATTAGGCACATGTCCACAGGGGACCTTGACTTAATTACGGAGATAGCCTACGAATGGCCACAACAGCAGAACGACTTGGTATAGTAGAAACCAAGGTAGAAAACCTCAACGAGAAAGTAGACGGAATCAAGACAGATGTTAAAGACATGCATGACTGTCTAGATCGTACTCGTGACTCCGTTATGGAAAAACTAGGCGAAATGACTAATGAGTATAGATCTAATGCAGCCAATTATTACAAACATGCAGACAAGTTAAATGAACAACAGACCCTACAGCATCAAGAACTAGCAGGCAAGATCAGCGAGTTAGAAAAATTTAAGAACAAAGGCCAACTTTATCTAATGGTATTATTGGCATTTATTGCAGGCACGGGGTGGCTAGGACATGTTAACATCACAACACTTTTAAAGTTCGTAGGACTTTAAAATTACAAGCTCTAGATAAACTAGAGCTTTTTTTGTGGCTGTTAAATATGTCATGATCTATTGTTTGCACACCCTAGTTGATATAACTAATACCGGCGTTTGGCGTCGTGAGCCTGGTAATGAAAAGTTGAGGGATCAACAGCAGAATTTTAATACTGTACTACAGACAATAGGTCTGCGAGCTAACATAGAATATCGTCGCCGCCCAGAAGTAAAAAAGGCACCAGCCGATCAATACGGGTTTGCAGTCAACGAGCTAGTCAATGTTTGGACATTTGAATGGCATTGTGATCGAGAAGCTGTATGGACTGAAGGAAATGATCCGTTAGCCCTACTAAAACAAGATTTTGATCTTGTGCCATTTATACCCAATTTAGAAGAAACACTAGTAATCAAGCCGTCAGTGTTTAAGAGTTCGGGAGCAGATGCCAACATTTTGTTTACAGCACGAGAATAAATATAGAATCGGAAACTTTATTCTATGTTTGTAAACGAACTAGCTCAGATAGCACCTTATCATAAAGAACTTAACCCGCTCTTGTGGGAAGACAACACACTTAAATTAGAAGTGCGTTATAAATTGCTGGCCATTGCCAAGCACTTTATTGATTTTATTGATATTGAAGAACTGCATCTAAGAGATATAACTCTTAGTGGCAGTAATGCGTCTTATGGTTATGCTGAAACTAGCGACATTGATCTGCATTTGATTGTAGATATACCGCCAGAACACCCAGAATTAACTGAGCTGTTTGACGCTAAGAAAAATCAATACAATTTTAATTACGATATACAAATACACGGTATTGATGTTGAACTGTACGTACAAGACAGTCAACAGGAACACGTCAGCGCAGGTGTGTACAGTGTACTCGATGATCGATGGATTGACGAACCAACATACAATAAACCAGAAATTAACGATCGAGAAGTCAAGGCCAAGGCTAGAAACTACAGCAGTAGAATCAACCAAGCATTGAAATCAACCAATCTTGATCAAGTAAATAAAGTACTAGACGACATAAAGAAACTACGCAAAGATGGACTAGACCGTGCAGGCGAGTACAGCGTAGAAAATTTAGCTTTCAAACTGCTACGTGCAAGGGGCAAAATGGACCGGCTCAGAAAGCATAAATCTAAATTAGAAAGCGAACTATTGAGCTTGGAGAACCAATATGAAAGTTAATCAAATTGTAGGCGAACACAAAAAAGGCTTTAGAGCAAAGAAGTATACTACTAAGCCTCAGAAATACATTGAGCCTACTAAACCTCAAAAGCCCGAGGCACCTAAGGCTGTTGAGGAAGATGCAACTATTACCAAATCAGATTCAACTGGTGTAGAGATCACTGATCAAAGCGGAGTGAAAACAACTATTCCTGCTGACAAGTCTAGTGCTATTATGCCTGACCCAGACAAGCCAGGTGAATATGATCTTAATCAAACAGCCATTGCATCTGGAAGTGCGCCAGGACAACCTGCCACACCAGAAGGGCCTAAGGTTGGCAGCAAGGTAGAAATTAAAACTGCTGAAGCTAGCGAAGAAAGTCTTGGCACAATGCCAACCACAGAGTACGTCAAGGGTATCTATGCTGCCGCGGCAGAGAACGGCATGGGGGCACCAGAAGTTGACGCAGTTAAAAAACAAATGGTTCTAGCACCAAACGGTGAAGTTGACCTTATGAAAACCATGCAAAAAGCTCTGCAAGTTTTTCAAAGTCCTGAGTGGAAACAACTACTTGCCGATCTTGATGCACTAGTTAAGAAAGCAGAAGCACAACAATCTGCTAACCCGGAATTAACACGTATTCAAGAACTAGCAGGAACAGCACCAGCACCAGCACCAGCGGCAGCACCAGCACCAGCGGCAGCACCTCAAGTTGATCCTAAAAATTGGAAGGTGCCAAGTGTTGAATTCTTAAAGAAAAATTATCAGCATCCTGCAGATGTGATTGACGGTGCAACGCCATCAGAGTCCGAACCTGGCAGAATTGGAGCATGGCCCCCAGACAGTGACTTTGCTGATCTGCTAATGGCATTAGATGCTTCTTACTATCAGGCTAGACAAGCAGATCCTAACTACCAACAGCCTGGTTTTGTCAAAGACGATTGGGAACTTGTACAACGTTTGCTATCAACTCCAGAAGGCAAAGAATACGCTATTGCCAACTGGATTGGCCTGTCAGACATCAACGATAAATCTGATGAAGCTGAGTTTAACCGTGCCCAACATAAAGAATTTGAAAAACAGCGCAATGACCGAGATATGGCAAGGCCAGATGGCGTGTATACTCCTGGTTGGAAATACGATCAGAAATTAGGAACAACGCCAGTTCAAGCAGATTTACAAAAACAAAAACAGGCTCAACCTGCACAGCCAACAGCGTCTGTTGCAAAAGAAAGTGCAGAACTTGACGCCATGTTAAAGATAGCAGGTCTAAGATGAAAATTAACGAGCTTATAGGAAGTTTTGAAGTCTGGACTACTAACGAAGAACGAGACCTGTTGAATAAATTATCGAGTCCTATTAAATTATCACAGTTGAGCGAGCAGGATCAATTCAAAGTTCAGAGCCTGATACGTAAAAGTTTGGTAACTAAGATAGGAATGGACGATCCGTCTGTAGTTGCAAATGAAAAAACACTCTAAGAAAAAACAGCAGTTGAATCCCAGCAAGTTACAAGAGCTTGCTGAAGATTTTAGTTCTTTGTACGATAAAAAAGTACAGATAACAGTATTGCCCAACGGCAGTATAAGCTATAAAAATTTTATTATCAAACCTAGTAAAAAGGGAACATTTCAAGTTTACAACAGTCATAATCTCCATGACCCGGTAGAAGAGTACAATTTAAAGAGCTGTGCTCTTATGGCAGCTAAGGCGTATAATACAGTACAAATAAACAGATTTTTTGAAATAAAAGATTTAGATACTCGTTATAATACTAGTTTTACAGAGTGTCAGTTGTTTAAGAAAAATATTAAAATAGCTAAAGATCTTGACAGATACATTATATTATTAAATAAACTAGAAGAAGCAGATCTTAAGGCTAGGTATTACAAAGAAAAAATTACTGTGATGTTTCGTAACACCTTTGCATAAATAACACTATATCCTAGGAATTCATCATGCAGATTAGAGAATTATCAAAACCTATTACTAGTAAACAGCTAAATGAAAATGCAGCCGCAAAGTTTGGCTACAAACTTCAGCTTGAGCAGTTTACAGATGTACAGCTGGAAGATGCACGTAACAAACTACGTACAAAAATCAGCCAATTTGAACTTTCAGAAAGTTTTGATTCTGTACATGAAAACCATGAATATCAGAAAACTCGTATGTTTTTAGATGTTATCAATCAGGAAATCTTTGAAAGAGAAATGAACGAAGGATCTGCAGAAGACAAAGATGATGAACAAGGTAAAAAGAAAATGAAGAAAAAATCTAACGAAAGTCTTGCTAAATTCAACGGCATGATCACAAGAGCCAAGGAAATGACAGTTCCTAATTCATGGATTGAAAGTGCTATCAAGAGAATACATTTAGGCGAATCAGACCGTCACGAACTACAAAGCGAACTAGTAATACGTTACGAACTAACAGAATCACAAGCAAATTATGTGATGAACGAAGGCGAAGAAGACAAGGCAGCTATTATCATGGCTACCAAGGATATGGTTGATCGTATTACTGGTTGGTTAGAAGATACTGCCGCTATGAAAGCTGAACAGCTTTTAGAATTAACAGACTCTATAAGAGAACAATTAGGCAGCGATGTAGCTCAATCGTATGAAGAATCAGTGAAGCCTGCCCTTGAAGCAATTTACACAGCACTAGAAACTAGCCGTACTGGTCTATCAGGTGCATTGGCTATTGTATCTGGTGAGCAACCACCAGCTATGGGAACACCAACATCTCCTGATACTATGGGTGGAGAAGAGCCGCCAATGGCAGAGCCAGGTGTTGAAGAACCCCCAGTGCCAGGTGATGCAGGCCGCGCAAAGCGTGAAAGTGTTGACTACAGCCGTAAATTAGGCCAAATACTAGCCGCACCAAAAAAAAAGTAATTGAAAGCGTTGAGCCAGTAATCAATGCTCTCAATTCTTTAAGATCTGACGCCAACTTTGATGGCGAAACTAGTCAGATAACTTATCGAGCATTAAATTCCCTAACCAAATCGGATGGAGCACCAGCAATGGACTACATCCGATTTTCTGCTATGTGGGATGCTGAAGAGAAGTTACCTCCAGAACAGCAGGAATTACACAATCTAGTTGATAGATTTGATGGCTCAGGTATTACTCTAAAGACACAAGACAAAGACAGTGAAGTGCCAAAAGGTAATCCTAAGTCTAGCGGAATCCAATCAATGGCTAAAAGAGCAGCCGCTAAAGAATTAGGTTGACCTTTGATCAAATCAGCTATATAATGCACTATGACATTATTAGTTGAACGATACCAATACAAACCAGTCGAAAGACAACAGATAAACGGAAGAAGATTATATCTAACTCCCGACGGCCGGGCAGTGCCTAGTGTAACTACTATCTTAGACAAAACTAAACCTGCTGAAGCCCGCGAAGCACTAGCCAATTGGAAGCGGGCTGTAGGAGAAGCCAAAGCACAGCAGATTACTACAGAAGCTGCCAGTCGCGGAACTAGAATGCACACCTACCTTGAGAATTATATAAAAGGTGATGTGCTAAAAGAAACAGTGACTAACCCGTTTGCGCAACAAAGCCTAGATATGGCAAAGGTTGTTATTACCAAGGGTTTTCCAAAGATCAGTGAAGTATGGGGTAGTGAAGTGCCCTTGTACTTTCCCGAACTATATGCTGGAACTACTGACTGTTGCGGAGTACACGACGGTGATCAAAGTATTCTAGACTTTAAACAGACTAACAAGCCCAAGAAGATAGAGTGGATTGACGACTATTTCCTACAGTTAACAGCCTATGCCCTAGCTCACAATGAAATACACGGTACAAACATCCGTAAGGGCGTTATTCTAATGTGCTCAAAAGACTACGAATATCAAGAATTTATAATGCAACCTAAGGATTTTGACATGTGGACAGAGCGTTGGTGTGCTAGGGTTGAGCAATACTATCGAGAAAATGCATAAATAAACAAAACGGAGATTTACTATGGCTGTCGTAACCAGAGTTAACGGACTAAGAAACCTAGTCGGCACATTATATGCAGATAACTGCAACCTATACTTGATTACTGTGAAAAATGCCAGTAATAGTGCAATTGATCTAACAGCAGAAGATGATGCTGTAGATGAAGTAGTTGAACAGATTGTTAAAGAACTAAACCCTCTTGCATTTTTTGTGACTAATTCAAGTGCAGGAACAATCCATGTAGTTATGGATAAAGCTGTCAACGATGCAACAGAATTGCGTACAAGAATTCGTAGAATTGGACTTGATAGTGGAGCATCAACTACCAGCATTGGTCCTAATGATGTAGACATCAGCGGTACTACTGTAGTGGCCGCTAGCTCACTGACTATCGCTTAATAGCAACCTTAACTAATTAAGCCCTAGCTTGCCTAGGGCTTATTCATTTTAAGCAGTCATAAATATATCATAAGAGGATAATTTCATGGCTGTCGTACAGATTTCAAGAATTCAGGTCCGCAGGGGCAGAAAAAACAGCGGAACTGGTTTACCACAACTAGCATCTGGTGAAATTGCATGGGCAATTGATACTCAAGAGCTTTACATTGGTAATGGTGCTGTTTCAGAGGGCAGTCCTTACGTAGGAAATACCAAAGTCCTTACTGAGCACGATAGCCTATTAGACCTAGCAGGTCAATATCAATATAGAAGACAAGATGCAAACATCATCACAGGTGTTGATGCTACGCATCCTGTAGTTCGTTCACTGCAACAACGTCTTGATGAGCGTGTTACTGTTTTTAGCTTTGGTGTGGCAAATGACGGTATTGCAGATGTAACTGTAGTACTACAACAGGCTATCAATCAAATATTTTTAAATCCAGCAACAGTGGCTAATACATCTAGCAGAATAGTGTTAGAAATACCAGCTGGTACTTACAAAATCAGCAGTAAAATTTACGTACCTTGCCATGCAACTATCATTGGCGCAGGTATCAACAAAACATTTATCGAGTATATTGGTACAGATGTAGCCTTTGCCTTTGTTAATACAACTGCCACTCCAAGTAATCCTAGCACAATTAACACATCAACTTACAATAATCAAGCACAGCATATTACAATTAAAGGCATGACCATTCATACTCAGACTGTAAACAAGCCAGCTATGGTTTTAGATGCAGTTAGAGACAGTATATTTGAAGACTTGTTAATTCAGGGTGACTGGAACGGAACAGTAAACGATACTAGTGCAGGCGCCCAGGGTGGCCTACAATTGAATGCATTGAGTAGCCTAGTAACCTGTCAACGAAACTTATTTAAAAATGTTACAGTCAGCGGATTTACCTACGGTGTAAATGCCAAACAAGATGTGTTAGCCAACAAATTTGAAAACTGTCACTTTGAAAGATTATACATCGGTTCAGCTCTAGGAAGACTAGCAGACCTATCATCAAGTGGTCAGCAGTACGGACCAAGATCTACTAGTTTTGACAACTGTAGATTTGTCAATATCCTAAGAGAAGCTGTGTATGTTTATAACGGTCGCGGCAATGCAGTTACTAACAGTCAGTTTACCAATGTGGGCAATAATGCACTAGATGGTAATGGCAACGAAACTGCTGAATACACACAAATCAGATTCCTAAGTGCTGGCAACTCAGCAGTTAATAATTTTTCTGATCGATCAGTAGACATGCCCACAGACTTGCTAGAAACAGCCTACGTGGGAGAAGTTAGCGGTATAGCATCATACAGCTCATTTGGTGCTCAAAAGATTGTTCTTGGCCAATTAGCTGGAACTACTGTAGTAACACAGGCAACTCAGCTAGACAGCGGCACAGACAACATAACTGTGGTCAACACCAGCGGCATGGCTGCTGATCAAAGTATTGTATTTGTTTCGTCATTTGGTAATATTGAAGCTGGAACAACCTATTACATTAAACAGGTTGTCAACGGTACTTTGATTAAAATAAGTCTTACACCGGGTGGCGCAACATTTGATCCAGGTACTGCATCTGGCCCAGTAGCCTGTACTTCGTTTGCTCCAGGCGGATTGGCTTTTAGATTGCCAATTGACACAGACTCAACAGGTTATGTAATCAATTATCTCTATAGAAGCACAACACGCTCGATCACTCGTCGTGGTACTATGACAGTGATAGTTGACACCGTCAATAGAACGGCACAACTGACTGATGAATACGATTACGTAGGCACTGCCGGTTCTGAATCTGCTCTATTCTTTACAGCCAAACTACTGTCATTGAATGGTACTGCTAGAGACACGTTAGGTATCTACTACACCAACACCTCCGATGGTGATGTTGCAGCCGATTTCATCTATTCGTATTCTGCGGTTCTGTAACCATTTACCTAGACTTTTTCATTAACTACGTGTATTATTATCTTTATTGAGATGATATTATCACGCGAACTCGTTTGCCTTAAAAAAAGTGCGTCTAACCTATTCTAAAATACTAATTTTGAATAACTTTTTTAGGTATTGCCATGCTCACTAAATACTACCTAAATTGCAAGTTTTGGAATAGTCTACTCACAGAATAATAAAAATGAATAAGATCACAGTCATAAAAAGAAACGGAAACAGAGAGCCACTAGCTGTTGAAAAGTGGCAAGCCCAAGTGGCAAAGGTATGTAAAGGTATAGCAGACGTTAGCCAGAGCATGATCGAAATCAAAGCACAGCTACATTTTTATGATGGCATTACTACAAAAGAAATTGACGGTATTACCCTACGTGCTATTGTAGATTTGATTGACATTGAATCTAATCCAGATGTGGGGCATGTCAATTACCAATATGTAGCAGGCAAGATGCGCCTCAGTATGCTACGTAAAGATGTCTATGGTGAATATATTCCGCCGCATCTTTACGAAATAGTTAAACGCAATGTTGAAGTTGGTCTGTATACTCCAGAACTTCTCGAATGGTATAGTGAAGAAGACTGGAATCGTATGAATGACATGTTGGATCACGAAAAAGACGAACAGTATTCATATGCGGCCATTGAGCAGTTAATTGAAAAGTATCTTGTTCGTAACCGTGCTACTAAAGAAATTTACGAAACACCACAAGTTCGTTACATGGTTGCGGCTGCAACCGTGTTCCACAAAGAAGAGCCCAACAGTGCTCGTATGCGTTACATAAAGGAATATTACAATGCGGCTAGTGATGGCTTGTTTACTCTCGCTACACCTGTGCTTGCTGGGCTTGGGACTCCTACAAAACAATTTAGTAGTTGCGTTCTTATCCGCAGTGACGATGATTTGGACAGTATATTTGCTAGTGGGGAAATGATGGCCAAGTATGCCAGCAAACGTGCGGGCATTGGTTTAGAAATTGGACGTCTACGTCCGTTAGGCAGTCCCATCCGCGGTGGTGAGATTATGCATACAGGTATGATACCATTCCTGAAGAAATGGTTTGGTGATTTAAGGAGTTGTTCACAAGGTGGAATTCGTAATGCATCTGCTACTGTCTTTTATCCTATTTGGCACCATCAGTTTGATGATCTCATTGTTCTCAAGAACAACCAGGGTACAGAAGAGACACGAGTACGACACATGGACTACGGGGTCGTCCTGTCGTCCTTCTTCTGGAGACGATTTAAAAACAAAGAAGACATAACATTCTTTGATCCTAACGAAGTACCTGACTTGTACGAGGCTTTCTATAAGAATACAGCGTTATTTGAAGAGCTATATGTCAAATACGAAAAGCAAAAAGGTCTACGTAAAAAGACTATGAGTGCTGAAGAAGTATTCAAGAGTGGCATATTAAAAGAGCGTACTGACACAGGACGTATCTATCTTGTGTTCATTGACAATGTTATGAACCAAGGACCATTTGATCCAGAATGGCATACCATTTACCAGAGTAACCTTTGCTGTGAAATTCTTCTTCCTACTAAACCCTTTAAGCGTCTGGATGACGATACTGGTCGTATCGCTCTTTGCACGCTCGGATCAATCAACTGGGGCGCCTTCCGCAATCCAGAAGACATGCGCCGTGCTTGCCGTATTCTTCAGCGAAGCCTGTGCAATATACTTGATTACCAAGATTTCCTAAGTATTCAAAGTAAACTTAGCAATGATGAAATTCAACCTTTAGGTATTGGTGTTACTAACCTTGCCTATTGGCACGCCAAGCGTGGACTCAAGTATGGTGAGAAAGACGCACTACAAGATGTTAAGAGTTGGATGGAACACCAAGCCTATTACTTAACAGAGGCCACAGTTGAACTGGCCAAAGAACGTGGTGCCTGTGTTGACAGTGCCAAGACACGATATGGACAAGGAGTGTTTCCTTGGGAATTACGTGCCAAGGGCGTTAATGAACTAGCAGACTTTACTCCTGAACTAGACTGGGAAACACTTCGCGCTAACATGAAACAGTATGGAGTTCGTAATGCTACACTTATGGCTATTGCCCCTGTTGAAAGTTCTAGTGTTGTTATTAATAGCACTAATGGCATCGAAATGCCTATGTCGCTTATTTCAACTAAGGAAAGCAAAGCAGGTTCCTTTACACAAGTTGTCCCTGAATATCAAAAGCTAAAGAACAAGTATCAGATGATGTGGAACCAAACAGACTGTGTCAGTTATATCAAAACTGCGGCAGTTTTACAGGCTTATGTGGATCAAAGCATTAGTACCAACACTTTCTATAACCCTGCACACTTTGCGGATCGTAAAGTTCCAACTACATTAATTGCTAAGAATCTAATGCAGGCGCAGTTGTGGGGTATTAAGACTTTCTACTATAGTCTAATTAACAAAGCTGGTAGTAAGATGCAAGAAGAACCTCAACCTAAACTAAACGGATTCCACGAAGTTCCTTTTAACGGACACGAAGTAGATTTTGTTGAAGATGACTGTGAGGCATGTAAACTATAATGTTAGAAACTATCTGTGAAGTCTTAGAAGACGCTTATAAACGTAATTGGATTACCAGTCGTGACGGTAATGTATCAATACGTCATCACGACCGTGACCACTTTTACATTACACCTAGTGGTGTTCGTAAACAAACTCTACAACCTGATCAATTTAAAAAGATCAAAATCAATCGTGCTATTCAAAGTGGTGCTGGTACTGCTGAGTTTCTATATGCTTGGGAAGAAATGGACTACACTGAGATTAGTGCCAAACTAAAACCTAGTGGAGAGATTCCTTTACACTTTGGTCTACAACGAGAAATGGGCCAACACCACGACGATGTTCGTGTAGTTGTACACGTTCATCCTACCTATTGTGTTGCTGCCATGCATGCCGGTATTGATTTGAGCACTATTGTTAATGATTTTCCAGAATTAAGTCGTTATACCAAAGTTGCTCCTAATGTACCAGATGTTCCTCCTATTAGCCAGGAACTTGCAGATCAATGCCATGAGAAGTTACAATTAGATAATAACGGTAACATAGCCTACGACATAGTTGGTATCAAAGGTCACGGTGTAGTAGCCATCGACACTAGTCCTTGGCGTGCATATGAACATATCGAACGACTAGAACATATCTGTAAAATTGTATTAGCATCGGGGAAGTATTAATCATGTCTTATAGATTTATTAAAAACTTCTTGCAAGAAGGTCGTCCAGACAAACTTGAAATAAAAAGTTTGCCTTATAAGTCTGATGCATTAGATCCTAGCATATCAGAAGATACTATTAAATATCACTTTGGCAAGCTGGCAAAAACTTACGCTGATAGATATAACAAAGGTGAAGGTGATTTGAAATTTAATGAAGCTGGTGTATTTTTACATAATATATTATTTCAGCAGTATCAGTCACCTAGCACACCTAACACACCAAGTGGCAAGGTCCTTGATCTTATAGAAGAAAACTACGGTACTTTTGATAAATTCAAATCAGAGTTTGAAAAAACAGCCATGAGTATTCAAGGCAGTGGTTGGGTTTACCTAGCCAAAGACGGCAACATAAAAACAATTACAAATCACGAAATTAAAAAAGATATTGTCCTACTGATAGATTGGTGGGAACATGCTTGGGCACTAGATTACCAGCATGACAAAAAACGTTATTTAGAAAATCAATGGAAAATAATTAATTGGGATCATATAAATGAGTCGAGCACAATATAACCTAAACACAAAGACAGAATATCTAAATCGTAAGATGTTCCTAGACCCAGCAGGTCCAGTTACTATTCAGCGATTTGAAGAAGTAAAGTACAATAAAATTGCAGACTTTGAAAAGACAGCAAGAGGATTCTTTTGGGTCCCGGAAGAAATTAGTCTAACCAAAGATGCAGGCGATTTCAAGGATGCAAGCGATGCAGTTAAACATATCTTCACTAGCAACCTGCTTAGGCAAACTGCTCTTGACAGTTTGCAAGGCCGCGGCCCTAGTCAAATCTTTACTCCGGTCATAAGCCTACCGGAACTGGAAGCACTGGTCTATAACTGGACATTCTTTGAAACAAACATTCACAGTCGCAGTTACAGTCACATCATCCGTAACATCTACAATGTGCCCAAGGAAGTGTTCAACACTATTCACGACACTAAAGAGATTGTGGACATGGCATCAAGTGTTGGCACCTACTACGACAAGTTGCATTTTTACAACTCTCTAGTGGAAACAGGGCAGACAGTCAAAGAAGAAGATCACATTCGTGCAATCTATCTAGCATTACACGCCAGCTATGCATTAGAAGCTTTCCGCTTTATGGTTAGCTTTGCTACAAGTCTGGCAATGGTTGAGAACAAGATCTTTATTGGTAACGGCAATATTATCAGTTTGATATTACAAGACGAATTGTTACACAAAGGTTGGACAGCCTTCCTAATCAACCAAGTGGTCAAGGAAGATCCTCGCTTTGCCAAGGCGGCACAGGAATGTCAAGAAGAAGTTATGCAAATTTATCGAGATGTAATTGACGAAGAAAAGGCCTGGGCGGATTATCTATTCCAGAAGGGACCGGTTATTGGACTTAACGCAAACATTCTAAAAGACTTTGTTGACTATACTGCTTTAGTTGCACTAAAAGATATTGGTATCAAATATTGGAATACTGCACCTAAGTCAACTCCGATTCCATGGTTTAACAAACATAGTGATACTAGCAAGAAACAAACTGCACTACAAGAAAACGAATCAACTAATTATGTTATTGGTGTTATGAGTGATGCCATTAACTACGACGAATTACCAGCACTTTAAGGAGTATAGATGAAAAAGCGTAATTACACACAAGACACAGTAAGAAAGCTACAAGGTAGCGTACAGATTGAACACACACTAGCACGCCGAGGCGCTCAAAAGCTACGCGAACTATTGGCAAATGAGCCATACGTTAATACGCTAGGAGCATATAGCGGACAACAGGCAGTACAACATGCCAAAGCAGGACTCAAAGCAATTTATCTATCAGGCTGGCAAGTGGCCGCTGCCGCAAACACAGCAGGACAAACATATCCAGATCAAAGTTTATATCCAGTAAACTCTGTACCCACAATCGTCAAGCAGATTAATAACGCATTCCGTCGTGCTGATCAAATTGAATACTCTGAAGGTAAAGTAGATACAGATTACTTCCTACCAATCGTTGCTGATGCTGAAGCAGGTTTTGGTGGTGCGCTAAACGCATACGAACTAATGATAGCAATGATTGAAGCAGGCGCCGCTGGCGTACACTTTGAGGATCAACTATCCAGTGAAAAGAAATGTGGACACTTGGGTGGTAAAGTTTTAATTCCTACTAGTCAAGCAATTCGCAATTTACAGGCCGCACGCCTAGCAAGCGACGTAGCAGGTGTTGATACAGTTATTATGGCACGTACTGACGCAGAGTCTGCTACACTAATCACCAGTGACCATGATCCATTAGACAAGGACTTTATCATCAATGAACGCACAGAAGAAGGCTTTTACAAATTCAGGAACGGCCTTGACGCTTGCATCGCTCGCGGCCTTGCTTATGCTCCTTACGCTGATTTACTTTGGTTTGAAACATCAACTCCTGATATCAAACAGGCCAAAAACTTTGCCGACGCCATACACGCACAGTTCCCAGACCAAATGCTTGCCTACAACTGTAGCCCAAGCTTCAACTGGCGTAAGTTCTTGTCAGTAGACGAGTGTGAAACATTCCAACGTGAATTAGGTGAGTTAGGATACAAGTTCCAATTCATCACACTAGCAGGCTTCCACTCAGTTAACTTAGCAACATTTGAATTGGCAGAAGCATACAAACAACGTGGCATGGCAGGTTATTCAGAAATGCAACAACGTGAGTTTGCCGCACAAGAGCGTGGATTCACAACAGTCAAACATCAGCGCGAAGTTGGTGTTGGTTACTTTGACTTAATTAGCGAAGCAGTTGGTGCTACATCTACTGTAGCAAACAAGCATAGCACAGAAGCAGATCAATTTTAAAGGAAATAAAATGAAAGCAATCGTCTGGAGTAAATATCACTGTCCTTATTGCGATCAAGCAAAGGCACTACTAACATCTAAAAATATTGAATTTGAAGAGCGTAAAATTGGTGACGGTTTTACCAAAGAGGAATTATTAGAAGCTGTTCCTAATGCTCGTACAGTTCCTCAAATTATTATTGATGGAAAATTAGTAGGCGGATTTACAGAGTTAAAGAAATACATTTCTGAAACAATGGAACCACAAAGCTCATTTTAAAGGAAAATTATGTTTATTGATAAAGGTGTTAGTGCTGGAGAAATTATTACTCTTAAGTTGACCAGCGGCGAAGAATTAATTGCCAAACTAGTCGAAGAGACTATGTTGCACTACAAACTCAGCAGACCTCTAGTAATTGGAATGGGTCCAAAAGGTCCTGCTATGATGCCCTATTTGTTTACTGTGCATCCTGACAAAGATATTTTGTTAAATAAAAATACCGTAACTGTTGTATCTGCATCTGACAAAGATTTTTCAGATCAGTACATACAAGGTACTACAGGAATTAAATTAGCATAATGCCAGCTGTCGCCCGAAATGGAGATCCTACAACTACAGGACACGACTGTGACGGCACAACCACAGTAACTGGTCCATCGGGCGACGTCTTTGCCAATAATATTGGTGTAGAAAGACAAGGGGATCCAACATCCCCTCATACAATAAAATCCGGAAGAAATTGTGTTCCCCATTCTGCCGCGATTAATGTTGGATCAGGAAATGTGTTTGTCAACAGTATTCCAATTGCCAGAGTGGGTGACAGCACAGATGGCGGCGCTATCACGGCAGGCTCCCCAAATGTTTTCGCCAATTGATTTGACTATGAAATTTTCTCTGTAGTATAGTATAGTATAAGTAATCTATACTTGCCTAAAGGAGAAATATATGGCCCAAAACAGATACTCAGAATTTACCGCTATTGTTGAAGCAATGGAGGGAGACTTCGAAAAGTTCTATGACAAAGAAGTTGGTGCAGCCGGTACCCGTGTTCGCAAACACTTACAAGAACTAGCCAAGCTCTGCAAAGAAGTTCGTAACGATGTTACTGCAACTAAGAACGCTCGTAAAGAAGCAAAATAAGTCAACAAAAATAGGGCTAAATACGTTATATACTTA